TTGGCATCAGATCCTGTTTTAGATAAAACACCAAACCTTGCATCTGTCGAAATCGTAGCTTGATTGACAGTCTCAGCAGAGGACATAAAAGAAAATCCAGATCTTCTGTTTTTAAGATAGCACATACCGTAGCATCTCTTATCCGCTTTACACGCTTCCCAGAATATAAAGAATAATCTATTTGCTTCTCTGAAATCTGGCGCACCTACATCAATTTTACTCCACTGCAAGTACATATAGTGAGTACCCGTGATGTAAGTGTTAACACCGTTATTGTTAAACCAAAATCCATCATCTCTACGTTTAAACTCTTCGTCGATATATTCATGCCACTGTTCTTTATTTTGCTCTGGATAACTTTTCCAGTCAAATATACTTTTAAGTCTTGATAATTCTTTAGGATATTCAAACTGTTTCCACTTTTTTTCTTTGTTGCTATACACACTACCAGCTTTTGGCAATGCTATTTTAAAATTCTGTATCTCGTATATTTCACCTATCTGACCAGTTCTAGATATAACAACAACATCATGTTCTTTGTTGTAACCGTATGCCCACTTCTTGCTTTTATTAAGTCTACTTATAGTAGTTAGCTTAATAGGTTTTATAACTTTATATAGACTTTGCTCGTACATTACTTTGATCTACCTTCTGCAAAACCTTTAAACGCTTGCTTTTCAACATTTCTAGTAACATTGTTTAATAAGTCTTCCTCCTCTTGTATTCTGTTAAGTATTTCAAACGCATCAAATATAGCTAGCTTTTTAGTTGCTGCAGCGTTTTTTAATCTGTCAGCAGATATATCATCGTCAGAATCTACAATAGCTTCTTTAGCAACTTTAATTAATTCTTCAACCGCCTTGTGCCCAGCTTGGATTATATTCTTCTTCGTTTCCTTGATATTCATATTTGATTGTAATAAAATTTGATAATAATCTATATAGTCTTTTACCTTCTATAATAAACTCATACTTTGATTCTGGCCTAAAACCTACTAAATCATTTTTTTTAACAGTACCATCTGTATGTTTAACAATACCTATTAATGGTTTTTCTTTGTCAACGTCTATAAAATTTGTGTTTTTTACAGGTTGAACAAAGCAATAGCCTTTTAAAGGTCTCCACTCGTTATTGTTTTTATATAAAAATATTTGATCGTCATTTATTATATAAGTGTTTTCATCAAAATAACTTCTACTGTTTTTTTCTATACCATATTGATTATGCCATTTTCTAAAAACATTATGATGAACTATAACTGTATCTCCAATATTTATATTAGTGTTATTAACCATAGGCACGCTTAAAACTTCAGCAAATCTGTTTACAAACTTATGACTGTATATCTCTGTGTTTAGTATTAGATCTTTGCCTTCAATTTTTGTAGTGTTGTTATATCTTTTTCCTATAGGTTTCACAACAAAGTTGTAAACCGACTTCATTAGTACTGTAAGTTATACTCTACTGATACAGCCATGTTTTTATTAAAATCTTTCCAAGGTAGTACGTCTTTACCTTTTTTAATATAAACACTAAACTTATCGTCTTCCTCTAGTATATCACATATAGTATGACCACCATACACTTCTTGCCCAACGGCATAGTGCATGGCGTCATTCTTATAATCTTTGCCTATTGATATTTTACGAATCAGCTTCGACATCGTAATTTATTAGTCCGGTTTGTATGTTAACATTAACAGTACCATATTGCTCTTCTAATTCTTTTTGAATAACTTGAAGTTTTTCTTGTAGCATTGCAATGTCGTGACATAGCATATGTTTTCTAGACTCCATTCTACCTATTTCAACCTGTGCGTTATTGATAGGTGAAACAACATCTTGAATAGATTTTAATTGTTCATCAGTAATATTTGTAGGTTTAAGGTCTACGACCTTTTCTGTTTTTCTTTTTGCCATTTTATTTAATTTAAGTTAATTGTTTTTGTTTATGCGTCTATTAGATATACAATAGCAGATCCAGCTTGAAGCTGAACACCTGAATATCTACCGTATATAAAAGGAGTGTCTCCAGCGTCTATTGAAGTTCCACCACTACCAGCTTCAAAAGATTTAGCTCCTACACCATCAGCAGAAGCACTATCGTTTGCGTTTGCACCATTAGCTGTTACAGAAAGGTATCTAGAGTTAACAGCGTTAACAGGTGTTAAGCTAGTAAACTTACTGTCTGATAAAAACTGAATAGCACCTATTACTTTTCCTGTTGGAGCAGTATATGCTGCAGTTGTTATAAATATCGCCCCGCCTTGACCTATATCTATTTGGTTTAAATTTTTTGCCATTTGTTTATTTTTTTACTTTTTCTAGTGATCTACCACCAAAATAGGCACCAATCACGGTTATTAATACTAATTGTAATAAGTCTGTCCATTTGTCTTGTACTTTAAAACTTATAGTTCCAGCATCGATAAATATTAACAATACTGTTGCTACGACTAAAAATACTAAAACTATTGGTCTTATATTTTTACTTAGCCATGAATCTGAGTTCATGTCTACCTTCCATCTTTCTGTTACTTGCTTTTGCATTTCAGCTTCGTAACCCATTATCATATCTTTTATTTTAAGCTCTGCAGCTAACTTTTCTTCTTTTGTTGTAGTTAAGTTATCTAAAACTCCTCCTACACTTTTAACAAGATTTGCAGCCCCTGCAGATAGTATTTTGTTTATCATATTTTTATTTTAATATCCACCACCACCACTATTAGTGCTAGAATTCGAACTTGTTGTTGGGTTTGAACTTGTTGTTGGAGGTACAACTATTTTTCTAGGTGATGTTGCTTGGTTGTGGTTTGTTCCACCCATAAAACCTGTTTGGTTTTGATAAAAGTGAGTGTGGTAACCAGTGAGACCATTTGAGCTTGCCCAAGCCAAAGCTTCTTGCCTTGTATTGAATAAAGGTATACCACTTATAATTCCTATTATAGCCATGTTAGTATCATAATTACACACATATTATTATCTTTAAGCGTTTCCATAGCTTGCATCTTTTTCCCAAGGAAAATCTCCACCAGCCTCAGTCCATTTACCATCTACTTTAATCATATCTTTACCATTTCTAGTTTCTCTAGGATATGTTTCACCATCATACTTTACATAGTCATCTCCATACTCTAGCTTACCAGTACGTATTTGCGTAGCATGTACCATTTCGTGACTTACTACTTGGCGCTCTTCAAAACTATCAGGCATTATTTTATCACTTATATATATACTACCGTCCATGTTAGCTTCGCCCATAATGTTAGGTCCTAAGTTTTTTCTTACAACAGGAGTTCCTGGCACAGACGCATCACCACCTGCTTCTTGGTGAAAACGAAGTTTAGTTCTAATTTCCCCGCCTACAGCGTAATTACCTGTTTCTGAACCTAGTTTAAATCCCATTATTTTTTTACACAATCATTTACCATTACACCTGGTCTTGTAGGTGATTTCTTCATACCTACTTTTTTATGTGTCTTCCAGCATTTAGCAGGTGATTTCATCTTCATTTTAAACGGTGTTGATTTACTTTTCATATTATTTTTGTTTTATTTAACATCTCCATCTACGTCTAGCAGCTTTACCCCTTTCACCTGTCCAACCTTTTGATCTTGCGCAAAATGATTTTCTACGTCCAGCGGCTTTACTACCAGCTTTTACTTTACCAGTAACTGCAGTTTTTAACTTACTACCTGGGTTTGCTCTTTTATATGCCTTAACACCTTTTGCTGTCATACCAGCACCTTCTGATGTACTTCTAAAATTACGTCCTTTACCTTTTGTTGTTTTTCTTATTCTTTTATCAAAAGGACTTTCTTTAGTACGATCTTCACCAGGCATACCACCTTGAGTAAACGTTCTACGTCTACCACAACTAGTAACTGGATTAGGGTTGTTTTTTTGAATATAAGGCATTATCTGTCTTTATCTTTAATCATATCATCAATAGCCTTGTTATAAACTTTGTCTGTATATGATTTGTTATTATAGAATATGCTACGTTCAGATGTAGGCATGTCTTCTTCGCCCAATAATATTCGGTATATTCTATTTATTAATTGTTTACATCTATATGATGTTT